TCAACGTTGCGCTTGAAATCCAGCAACTCCTGAACATCAACACCATCAGGGATTGTTTTTGCTTCCTTGAGCTTGCCAATAAGCTCGTAATTCTTTTTCTCAAGAGCTTGGATGCTTGCTTTTAGTGCATCCGTCTCAGCATTGTTTGGAGCTGCCGGAGACGTAATCTCCTGATTCTGCTCTTCAGACATGAATAACCCGTAAGGTTGTTTTCAGCTCCACTTTACTTTGTCCGCCCAATATGCGGCAGATGTCTTCCCTTTCGCGATGTTCTTCGCGTGGCGTGCCTTGAAGGACGCGCGCTTAGCTTTGTCTGCAGCACTCTCACCTTTGCGCGGACGTTTCGTCTGAGCACCCTGTGCACCAAACCTAATAAGCCTGTCTTTGCCCTTGTCCTTAATGACAACAGCGTGAGACTTGCCGCTCGGATGGTTCGGCGTACGGATGGGCTTGTCATAGCCCGCAAACGTATGGCCACCGCGTTTGATGCTCATCGTTTTTTGTTGTAGCGAGCGTAGATTGCAGCATCAGCCGTACGCGCCTTTTCACCACGCATATAGCTGTTGACCCTGCCCATGGCCCAAGCTGCCATCGGCACATTGCGCGAACCACTGGACAAGTAGGCGCCTTGGCCCTTGCGGTACACCGCAGCCAGCTCCCCATAGAAGAACTTGGTGCCCTCAGCCTTTTCTTTTAGAGCCTTTTTTGTTGCGGCGTTTAGCGGTTTTGCTTTTGGTCTTGCCACCTTGCTCAGTCCGTGATTTGGAGACAGCTGCGATGTCGATGTTTTTGCCAGCCCTGTAAAGAGCAGCGGTGCGCTTGATTTCGCGAGCCTTGGCAGCCTTGTTCTTCGCACCAGAAAGATAGGCCTTCGGCAGGCCAGTCTTTTTGTCCTTTGGTGGCCGACGCTTGGCTGTCATTACTTTTTCTTGCCGCCCTTCTTTTTCTTTTTCTTGGGCGGACGGCCCATTTTGGAGCCGTAGGTGCCGGGTCCGCTAGGCATCAGTCAGCCTCCGAAGGTGCTTCCTTTTTAGCGGCTTTTTTCTTGGCCGTCGCCTTGGGCCTGGCCTCAGCGCCCTGCTCCGTGAACTTGTACTTGCTGTGCAGTGCCATTGAACTAACAGATGGGTACAACAAAAGATTAACGCTTACGCCGTTTTCCAGCCTCTTTGAACGCAATCGCTGCTGCCTGTGACCGGCTTTTGCCTTCACGCATCAGCCTGCGGATGTTTTCGGAAATAATCTGTCTGCTGCTACCGCGTTTCAGGGGCACCGTATTTCGCTTGCAGCTGTTTCAAAGTTAGTTCTGACCCGTCCTTGCTGACGAACTTTGCCAAGGCTTTTTGTGGGGACTCTTCTTTGAGCAAGCTGCGAAACAGACGCGCCTTGCCTTTGCCACCCAAGGCTTTCTCTTGATCTGCTGCCGATTGCTTGGCAATCCATTGTGGATACGTCATGTCAGAAGGAACAAGCCCCCCTAGTGCTGCACGCTTCTCTCTCTCCCTGAAGTCACCCTCTGCTTCAGTCTTTGTGATGAACACGATGGTTGAACGACACCCAAAGTGCTGCGGCGGTTGCGGTCCCTTGCCGAACTTGAACACCTTGCCATCAAGGGATTGACAGATCGGTGTGGTCTGCAGATCCAAGACCGCCCTGTAGCGGTAAGAATCAATCACGTCTTGATTCGCGATATACATCTGCTGATTGACCGTGTTGGTCATCTGCGTGACGGAGGTGCGGATCAATGCTCGGATCTGCGAGTCAGCAAGCGTTGTCAATTCACCACCCTTAGCGATCGTTGCTCCGATGTTGGCCGTATCAGCTAACCGCAGGTTGCCGCGCAGCCTCTTCACCATGTCCCGCATGTTTTCCCCCGTCAGCATCCCGTTTTGAACGGTGACGCGGAACTTATCCGCGGAAGATTCGGCCAGCTGCCTGAATCCAGTGCCAAGGGTTTTGCCATTGGGCAAAACAAGGGCAGCACCTTTGCCAGCATCCAACGTGACAAGACCAGGCGCTTGACCACGGATCTGCTGTTCAAGGCTTGGCTGCAACACAGCCGCGCTGATGTCGGTCGGGTCAGCCAAGACAACAGACCGCGCAAAATCCGGCGTGATCTCAACGCTGCGGACAGTGTCAGCCAGGCTCGGCCTTACAACGTCTTTGATCTGGCCCGAGATGAAGTCAGCCTGCAGCCGGACCAGACCATTTAATTCTTGCACTGCATAAACAGAGCTATCCCCAGCCCATGTTTCAAGGCTTTCGCGCACCTGAGCCAACAGAGCGTTCAACCTGGCCGCTTCCCTGGGATTCAGCGAACCCACGTCATCAAGCTTCTGCAACGCATCAATCACGATGTCGTTGTACGCCCGCATGATGTTTAGCGAGACGTGATTGCTATAGCGGTTCAGGTCAATCGCCTGTCTGTAAAAGGCTTCAGGCTCACTCATGCTGGCTCCAAACCAACTTCTTCAGCCTTTGCGATGCAAACAACAGAAACATCAGCGCCGCTGCGCAAAGCCTCCCCAACAATCCCAGAAAACTCAGCCACTGTTTCCAAGTCTCCTTGATAAACAACGGATTCGCTGACCGCACAGATTTCACCTGCAGCGAACCAAGTGATCCGAATGACCGCAAAGTAATTTTCTTTCAGCTGGTCTCGGGTGAAGAACAACAGCTGCTTTCGGTTTGGGTTTGGCTTATGCAGCCTGCTCATCCAGCCCATCCTTAAGCTCCTGCTCTGCTTCTGGCATTGTGGCCTCTTCTGCTTCAGGTGGTGCCGGTTCGGGCTGCTGCATTTCAATCAGGCCACCGGATTGCGTTGCGTCAAGCTCTTGGTCAACATCAAAATCGTCACCCAACACTTCGCCAACAGAAAGCTGTTTGAGCAGTGTCTCTTGAGTGATGGTGCCTGCGGTATACAGCTGCAGCAGGGATTGAATTTCTTGTGGCTCCAAGCGATCGCCCAAGAAGTCACGATTAACAAAGCTGCTCCCAGCTTGAGGCTGCTGCATGTACTGAGCGTGGAACTGCAGGCAGTTGTCGATCAGATCCTGCATCTGCTGAGCAATCACCATCATCGTGGAATCGCCTTGGCTGCGGTCAATCCGCTTGGCTTCTGCCGTCTCTGCGCTGAGTTTCTGGCCCAGCACAGCAGCAAGACCCAGCTCGTTGATTTGGCTGGCAATCTGTTCAAGCCGCTGGAACTGTGCGCTGTAGCTGTTGCCTGATGGCTCAATGTATTGCGCTGAAGCTCCTTCCGGAAGCGCCATTGCTTCGCCTGGCCCTGCACTGATCTCTTCTGCTGACTGCGGGAAACCGAAGATCGCCAACATTGGGACGGCGCTGATATGCAGCTGATTATCCAAATCAGATTGCACCTGATAGGCCTTGAGGTTTAGCTCGGCGATGTCTGCCAGTGGTGGCCGCGACTCAAGGACACCGACGCGGTTGGAATAAGCGACAGCAAACGGAATCTCACTCAGGCTGGTACTGCCTTCATCGACAAGAACAAAATCGCCTTTCTTGTCTTTCTGATGAATCTCAAAAGCGCCAGGGGTCAACACGCGCACCTGCTGCACCTGCTTTTCGCCGTACAGCCCATCAGGAACGGTGATTTCTTCCATCAGCCGCAACTGGGTCAGCTGTTGTTTGCCGTCCTTGACTTCACTGCGCCAGCCCAAGATGTCCCGTGGCGTGTACTGCGTCCAGTAAGGCCGCCCATTATCTCCAGCCTTGGGAGCATCAACAAGAACGCCAACGTGCCCGTAGCGGATGCACTTACGAGCAGTTTCGTATGTCCAAACGTTCAGGTCATTGCCCTGCAGGTCAACATCAAAAAGCTGCTCAGTGACAACGTCACTAACGTCTTCCAACCGGACAGGCTTGCGGGTCAACATGCCCGCCAGCATCCGCTCAAGCCTGACGTAGTACGGCGCCAGCGTTGAACGCATGAGCCTGTTGTCATATGACTCATCCAGCTCTCTTGGCTCTTGCGGAAGATATGCCCTGTGTTTTTTGCGGACCCCATAAGTGCCCTGCAAAAGTGCTTCAATCAGCAGCCAATGCGGCTCCATGTTGATGTAGGCCGTATTCGGGCTTTCCACCGTCGTGACATTGCCAACGCGTTGGCGACCCGAAAAGCCTGAGTACACAGCTAAATCCCGCCTGATGCCTGCAGTTTAGTAAAGCCTGATTCCAGTACCACGACCAGCGCGTGCCTGGAGCATGCTGAAGTCCCTGTAAACCAAATAGCCAAGGGCATCATTCATGTGGTCATAGCCTGCATCTTTGTCTGGCGTGCCTGCTTCCGTGTAACTTTGCAGCTCTAAACATTCAATGGTCCGCTTGCAGTTAGCGGCAACCTGAAGTCTTACTTGACCTTTGCCGTTTTCCAGCAAAGCTTGAACAGAAGCCACCCGATCACGGATGGGAGGATTGGCTTTCGGTGATTGATTGCTGAACCCATAGGACTCCAATATTTGGATGTCAGTCCGTGAGGCATTCGTGCTTCTGTTGCCGCCTGATGCGTCAGGGTAGATGTAAACCTGGCGTCCATCAGCGCGGAGTTGTATTTCTTGGGCCATGGCGTCGGTGTCATTTGCGCCGCTGATTTCATCAATCAGGAGAAGGTTTTCTCCAAGACGAACACCAATGACCGCTGACATGTTCCCGACGTTGAAGTCAAGGCCAACCCTGAGGGGCTCCCTGCTGACGTCTGGTATTTCTTTAGTGACGTGTTTGTTGCGGTCAAACCGGTCATAAACCTGACCAGTTGTGAGATTGCAGAACTGACCTTCCAGATACGCCTGGAGAAGAGATGGGTCGTAGTTGGCCTGCAGCCTTTGGATGAAGTCTTGGGGCAGATATGGATTGTCTGCCGAACGCATCCTAATCAGTTTCCTGTCATTGCGTTGCTGCGCTTCTTCTGAGCCAAACGTTGACCACATCCAGCGGAAGCCCTCAGGCGTTGATGCGGCGCCAAACTGCCGCACGTTGCCAGCCCTCAAGCGACCAAGGATTTTGGGGAATGCTTTGGATGCAATTGATGGTGTGACCGTGTCAATCTCATCAGCCAACACCCAAGCAAGGTTCAAGCCAATGATCCGCGACCAGTTCTCAAAACTGCGGCACAAGATCTTTGTGTCACCGCCAGGCAGGTGCAAAACGTACTCAGGCAATGGCGATGCCCTGAACGTGTATGGAACCTCGTACGCCTCCAAGAAAGACTCAAAGTCGTTTTGCCAAATGTCCCGCACAAGGGGACCAGTCGGTTCCATGACGCAACCGATGAAGCCTTGATTAGCAAGGGCAAGGGTCACGCTCTTGGCGGCTAAAGCCCGGGTCTTGCCCGCCCCATAGCCCGCTGACAAGCCGATGATCTGCGTGGTCTGGTCATCAACAAATGCAAGCTGTCCTGGGTGCAGGTCGCCCCTGATGCGCTTTGAAAGCCGCTCTACGTCGACTTGGGTGTTGCCCTCACCAAGCTTTTGGAGGACATTGCCTGGCGGGATTGCAGACAGGACACCCATCAGTCGTACAGCTTGGCGATCTTGGCAGCGGTGTTGATACAGCCCAACACAGCCTGCAGATTGGACTGCTCCATGCCCTTCTTGTGGACGACGCTCAACTGGGACAAAAGTATTGCGGCAAAGGCTTGGCGATCCAAGTTGAAATCTTCTTCTAGGCGCTTTGTGGCTAGAGCAATGTATTCATCACTTTGCCGTTGCTTCAGCCCCCATTCATTTGCGGCGTATTGCAAAAGATCTGAACGTGTTGCCCCATTGGCCATCATCCGGGCAAATCTTGCTATCCGGAACTCTTTTTCCGCTTTCGTGCAGCGAGGATTCTTGTCCATGGTTTCAGCCTAATGATGCAAACGAATCCAGGGCGTACCAGACGTGTGAGTTGCGATAGCCGCCTTGATGCGTGGGAACTATTGGCGTGACGCCATGGCAGTTCCGCCAT